GCTCAGGTCGGACGCGTGCATCAGGATGTTGTTCATCGACTGCCGGTTCATGGCCGGCTTGCCCTTCGGGTCTTCGTAGGCGTCGAGGAACTTGATCTGGCGGTCGATGTTGCCGACGTTGAAGGTCGGGTCGAGCGCTTTGATCCGGTTGTAGAGCTGCAGCCGCTGGTCGCCGCGCAGCGTCGTGATCGTTTTGATCGACGTCAGGTCGCGCGGGTTCGCGAGGATGTTGCGCGCGGCGGCCTCGATCATCTGCGTGTCCGACGGCCCGTTGTTGACGGTGAGCGAGCGCTTGCGGTTCGCGTCCATCGTCTGGTAGTCGTTGAAGGTGAGCGGCCCGCCCTGCCGTTTGTAGTCCTGCCACTCCTTGTAGATCGGCGAATGCGTCGCGGCCTCGGTGGCCCGGCGTTGGTCTTCGTAGGCCTGTAGCCCGGCCGCGGTCGCGCTCATCGGCGCCGGCGTCGGCGCGGGCGACGCGGTGCGCGCCCCATACGAGCCGGGCGCCGCGACCGGCGCGCCATCGGGACCGAAGGCACCGAGACCGCCGACGGGTTCCGGTGTGGCGGCGAGCCGCGCCGCCGTCTCGGCGTCCCAGCCCTGCGCGACCAGGTCCGCCTCACCGAGACGCGGCGTGCCCGGCACCCGGGCGCCGGTGCGCGTGTTGAAGCCGCCGACGACTTCGTTGGGATGGCCCGCCAGCTTGAAGGCCGACGGCCAGTGGCCCGACGCGTCGGGCGTGGCGTTCGCCTTGAACGCGGCGCGGTAGTCGTAGCGACTCTCCGGTGCGTCGACGTCGGTGATCTGGTGCGCGCGCACCCAGGCCTGGAACTGCTGCTCGTCGGCCGGCGACAACGTCGTCGTGTCCGGTCGCGTCGCGCTCGTCGATGGGGGCGCGCTCGCCGGCGGCGGCTGTTGCAGGGACTGCTGCCGCAGGTAGATCTCATACGCCGGCGTGCCCATCTGCGGCGGCGCCGCAACGCCGGGCTTCGTCAGCTTGCCGTTCTCGTAGGTGTCCTTCGTCGGGTCTTGCTGCGTGATCACGGGCTGCAGCCCTTTGACCTTCGCGGCGTGCCAGTCTTCCAGCTTCGGGATCCACTCGGGCGCGTCGAGCTCCTTAGCTTTCGCTTTGCCGGCCTCGAGGTTGTAGCCGGTCGGGTCGTTCGGCGACCCACTGGTGTAGGCCTTGATGATCTCGTGCGCGGTCTGCTGGTCGTGGAGTTGCGCCACCGCGGCCTGCTCGTCGCGATTGTCGGCGCGCACGCGGCGCTGGTAACTGTCCTGCTCGCGCGCGTCGAGGACCGCTTGCCGGCGCGCCTGCTCCTGGTCCGCGAGGACCTGCCCCGGCACCTGGCCGAGCGCGGCCACCGTGTCGCCCCAGATCTGTCCGCGGCGCAGCCGTTCGGCGCCGGCGGCGAGCGCCATCTCGCGCAGGATCAGGGCGACGCTGTTGCTCATAGCGACGCGTCCAGTCCGCCCCGATAGAGGTCACGCAACCTGGCCCAGTAGTCGTTCTCCCAATTGCGGCGCGTGTCGTTGTTGAGGGTGTAGTCGGTGCGCGTGCGCCCGTTCTCGTCCGCCCACGCGTTGTAGCGGTTCATGTAGGTCTGCTGGCCCACCCCGACCGCGCCCTGATACTCGCTGTAGTTCTGATTGCGGGTCGACAGGCGCTGCCCGTAGACGTTGCTGTACTCGTTGCTCGCGTAGTCCTGCGCGTAGCGCTCGAGCGCCTTCAGCGTGCCGCCGCTCGAGAGCGTGCCGCGCGCCGACGCGGCGCGCTCGCGCGTCAGGCGCCCCGTGTCGAGGCGCGTCTGATAGCCGGGCGAGGCCTCGACCTCGGCCTGCGTCGGCGCCACGAACTCGTGCTGCAAGTCGTCGGGCAGCGGGGGCGGCGTGTAGTCGCCGCCGGTCCACGGCGTCGACGCGTAGGGCGGGGGCGCCGGGCTCATCGTCGGATTCGGCGCCGCCCCGCCGCCGCCGGGACCGGACTGCACGACCCACACCGGGTGCCCTTCACCGAACCCCAGGCGCACGATCTGCCCGTTCGGCAGTTGCACCTTGGTGCGCTCGCCCTGCGCGTTCGCGGGCTGCAGGATGATGCCGCGCGCCCGCCAGTCCGCCTCGTGGTCGAGCAGCGCCTGCTGGTTGAACGGCTTCCCCTCGAGCTGCTGCATGATCCAGCCCTGGTAGTCGCCGCCCTGCGGCCCGCCGCCGCCGTGCGCGGTGTAGTCCTTCGCCTCGGGCGAGTCCTTGATCAACTGCACGACGGCCGCGCTGCCGCCCGGGTTGCCGTGATGCGCCTGGAGCTCGGCGGCGCTGGGGTCGCGCCCCAGATACTGCCGGTAGGCCGCGCGCACCGCGTTGTCGTCGAAGGCCGTGCCGCCCGGCGGCGGGGGCTGGGTGTCGAACCAGTCGCCGCCGTCGCCGCCGCTGCCGCCCGGGTTGTCGCCGCCGCTGCCGCCGCCGTAGTCGCCTTCGCGTCCCATTAGGCCGCCGCTCCTTCCACCACGGTGGCGCCGCGGCTCTGCCAATAGCTCACCTGCGACTCAGGCACCTGGCGCGTCGCGCCGGTGGGCGCGCGCACGGTGACGAGCGGCCCGCTGCTCGCGGGCGTCGCCGGCGCGCCCGGCGCCGCGGACGCCGTGGTCCGGTCCGGCTGCACGGCCGGCGCATACGGGAGCGGGGTGGTGGGTGTAAACGGTTTCGGGGCCGGCAGGCCGCCGTCGGCCGGCGCCGGCAGCCCGAGGAACGCCGCCATCGACGCATTCGACGCGGCGCCGGTCGCGCGGTAGGGCGCGAGGCGGCCTTCGCGGTCGCCGTAGCGCTGCTGCTCGAGCGCGCGCGCGTCTTCGGCGACCTTCCGGTCGTAGGCGTCTTTCTCCTTCTCGTAAGCGAGCGCCTGGTCGAGGTAGTGCTGCTGCGCGTCCTGCGCCTGGCTCGCCGCGTGCGCCTGGATGGCACTGCCGGCGAGGCCGGCGGCGGGGCCGAGCCCGTAGCGCAGCGCGTAGCCGCCGGCCGTCGCGCCGAAGGGCACCGCGCCCCCGCCGCCGGTCGCGACCGCGGGCACCGTCGACTCCCACGGCACCGCCGCCAGGGCCGTCGAGCCGCCGGCCGTCGTCGAGGACGCCGCGGTTGACGCCAGGGCGGGCGTGCCCCCGGCCGTCAACGCCGCGACGGCCCCCGCCCCCCAGACCCCGGCGAGCGCGAGGTAGCTCCAGTTGCGCGCCAACCACGCGCCGCGGTCTTCCTGAATCTGCCCCTGGCGGTTCAGTTCAAATCCCGGCGGCACCGGCAGGGTCGGGTTCTGCTGGCGCATGTAGTTCAGCGCGAGCAGCATTTGATGCATGCCCGGGGTCGGGTCTTGCGTCTTCGCGTAGTTCCACGCGGCGACAGCCTCGGCGCCGCGCTGTTCGGATGCGGCATCGTAGACGTGGAGCGCCCGGGGCGGCGTCGGTTCGGTCGGCACACCGGGTTCGCGGTTACTAGGCATGGTCAGAGCACCTGATACGAAAACGTGACGGTGTAGCCGCGGTTGACGACCGTGGCCGGCAGCCAGCGCAGCGTGGCGCGGTCGTTCGCCGCGTCCGCGTAAATCGCCACCGCGCACACGCCGGTCTCGTCGGCCCCGGCGCCGCCCAGTTGATTGACGGCGGCGAGCGCGGACGCGACGGGGAGCGACACCCCGAGCTGCGTGTCGACGAGTGCGGTCGCGTCGACGTCGATGCGCCCCGCGACCGTCACCGTGGTGCCGACGCGCAGCCACGGCATCGGATACGCGGTCGCGGCCGCGACATTCACCAGGCCGGTCAGGGTCGGCGTGTAGACGCCCGACGCCGTCACCGGCAGCGCGGCCACCGTGGCGCCGAGCGTGGCGAGGGTCGTCGTCAGAAAGTTCGTCAGCGCGGCCAGCGCGCGAAAATAGCGGCGCCATGCCTCGGTGCAGAGGCGTGCCTTGACCCCGGTGATCATCGCGAGGTCAATCGGGGGGGCCGGATTCAGCGCCGGCATCAGGTGGTCCCCGGGGTCGCACGGATCCACAGGCCGGGGCCGAGCGTGCGCACCACGGCGTCGGTGATGACGACCTCGAGCACGAGGCGGTCGAGGCGCACGCGCCCGAGCCGCGTCCAGACGCAGCGCGTCAGCGTCTCGCCGAGCGCGCCAAGGCGCCCGCGCCCCGCGTCCGCCCACGTCTTGCCGTGGTCGCGCGAGATGTTCAGGTTCACCTGCGGGTCACTCCCCTGCCCGCTCACGAGCCCGTGGCCGGCATCGATGCCGAGCTCGACCTCGTCGAGCGTGACCCAGTCGGCCTCGGCGCCCAGATACGGCGCCCGGCGCCGGGCACGGAACATCCCGCCCGCATCGGTGTAGGTCGCGAGGTCGAAGACGTGCACCGCCCCGTCCAGACTCGAGCCGACGACGTGCTGCGTGCCGACAAAGGCGTGGCCGCGCGCGTGCCAGGCCTCCTCGCGTCCCATCGTCTGGTTCCAGAAGGACCGGGTGTGCCACTGCTGCTCGGTCTCGTCCCAGACCTCGGTGCGCCCCTCGGGGCCGCACGAGGGCAGGGTCAGCGCGTAGAAGAGGTGCCCGTCCTGGTCATACGTCAAACTTTCCGCATCGGCGAGCGTCGCCGCCTCGCTCAGGGTCGCTTCGATGGCGTGCGTCGAGATGCGGACGCCGCCGTAGCCCTCGAGGCGATAGACCATGCCGCCGCCGCGACTCGAGCGCCCGCACCAGCGCAGCGTGTTGACGCCGAGCGACAACGACCACGGGCCTTCGAGCCCGATCTGAAACAGCGAGCCCGCAATCGGCTGGAACGGCACGTCGAGGTCGCCGGTGTTCTGGAAGGCCTCGCTGCTCTCAGTGCCAAACCCCCAGAGCCGGTTGTTGAAGGCGACGATCCCGACGAACCGGTCCGAGGCCGTCGAGCGCTGGAAGAAGTCGAGCGCGTCCCACAGGAGCCCGTTCAAGAGCGTGCTGAACCACCCCCGCAGCGAGTCCTTCTCGCAGAGGATGAAATAGCCATCGAGGTAACTGACCATGACGACCCGATTCGTCAAGGGCAGCGCCACGGGGCCGGTCAGGACGTTGGTCACGAGGTCGAAGATGTAGAGACTGCCGCCGCTGGTGAGCGCGAGTTGTGAGCCGCCGTCACCGTTACTCGCGAAGGTCACGGGTTGGTGGTCGTCGAGGACCGTGCCGCGCACCACCGTGCTGAACGCCGTGACGCGGAAGACCTCGACCAGTTGGGTGCCGACCACGGTCCAGGTGCGCCCATCCTGCGTGAACCAGCCGCGCCCCGGGGCGGTGCCGAGGCTGCCCACGAGCGCGCGCCCGGGCGCGCCGATGAGGCACGCGCTCTTCGCGGCGCCGGGCGTCTCGACCGTCGAGCGATAGAGGTTCACGGTCTCCTCGTCGTCGGCGACGGAGCTGCGTTCGCGGTTGGTGCCGTTGCAGAAGGCGGCGAAGAGGAGCTTCGGCATCAGCGACTCAGATCGCCTCGACCAGCAGTATCTGCGCGGTGATGTCGCCGAGCAGTGTCGGCGTCGTGCCGGTCACTTTAATCAGGACCGTGCCCGACAACGCTTCCGCCGACGCCGTGCCCCCGATAATCGCGAGGCCGGTATTCGTCAGCCCGGTAGTGCCAGAGATTTGCGTGCTCGCACCGGTTCGGAATACCGTCCCTGTGATCACCAACCCTGACCCACTCGAAGTCGTATTGAGTGAGTTGAGCACGGTAAGCCCGAAATAGAGCTTGAGCGTCTTGCTGTTGGCGTTCGCCGCCGTGGTCCCGTAGACCGTGATCCGTAGGCCGCGCCCGTTGACGGCCAGCGTATTCGCCGGGAGCGTGTACTGGAGCAGGGTCTCTTCGATGGTGCCGGTCGTCGCGGTCGCCGTGGTCGAGGTGAAGAGCGTCCCGCCGAACGTGGCCGCCGCGGTCCCCGTGCCGACGGCGAACTGCCCGGCGGTACTGCCCTGCGCGCCTGTCCCAAACGCAATCACGCCCGCCGCGGTGCGTGAGAACGCGGTGTCTAAGGCGGCGGCGGAATTGGTTGCCGTCCAGCCGAGGGGGAGGCCCGCCGCCATCTTGAACTTGGCGCCGTCTGACGTGAAATAGTTCGCCCCGCCCGTCGCGAGCGTGATCGTATTGGCGCCCGTGCGATACCACCCCAGCCCCGGCTCCGCGGTGTACGCATAGCCGGGGGCGGCGACTGTCCCATCCGCTGCGAGGAACTGCCCCGTCGCCGCGACGCTGCCGCCCGGTCCCGTCACGACGCCACTGCCGCGCGCCAGGGTGACGAGCGCGCTGCCCGTGATCGCGGCCGTCGCGCGCACGCGCAGTTTCAGGAAGCCGCTGTTGGTCAGCCCGAAGGTGCCGTTCGCCGTCGTCGTCGTCGCACTGGCCGCGGTCGCGAGGTTCGCCACCAGGACCGACGTCCAGGTCGCGTCGTTATTCGTCCCCTCGAAGGTCAACGTCCCGGTCCAGGTGCCGCTGATGCTGAAGGTGACGGCCGGCGTCACGCTGTCGAGCATGTAGATGGCGCACGCCGCCGGCGCCGTCACGCAGGCCGTGCCGCTATCGACGACGGTGATATTTTGATTCGGTGTGATCGCCTGCGCGTGCACGGGCGTCGCGCCGTCGTGCAGGACGAGCGACGCGGCGCCGGCGAGGGTGAACGCGAGCGCGAGACACAGTCGGCGCATGGGGTCAGTCCTTCTCCGCGGGGTCAATACCACTGCCCGGTGCGGTAGTCCCACCGGCGGGGCGTGTTGTCGGACGGCATCCCGGCCTGGCGCGTGACCAGGGACGGTACGACGAGGTTGTTGCTGAAGATGCGCGCGCGCGCCTCGCCGGCGCGCGTCGCGAGTGTCGCCGGCACCGTCTTGCCGTAGGCGTCCGCGACGGCTTCCATCACGGTCAGCGTCAGCGCGCTGCGATAGCCCTGCGGCAGCGTGACCGAGTCGGTGATCAGAACGTGCGCGATGAGCGTGCGGGTCTGCAGCCGGATCGTGGTCGCGCTACTCGGCTGTCCGACGAAGTAGACCTTCCCGTTCGGCACGTCGGCCGCGTAGTAGAGCCCGCTCGGCGCCGTCGAGAAGTAGGTCGAGCGCGCCGCGAACCAGGCCGGGTCCATCGACACCTCGAGCGGCTGATAGATCCCGGTCCCGACGACCCAGTCGGCGCCGTCAATCGCGACCGGCCGCTCGGCGACAATCCAGCCCGCGGTGCCGGTCGGGCCGAGCAGGTGCGGCTGCAGCGCCGGCACCGTGACGTAGTTGGCGAAGGCGCTGCTCCACACCGCCTGCCGCTCGGCGTTCCAGTCGTCCAGGACCGCGTTGACCTGGCCCAGCACATACTCGGCATCGGCGTCCTTGATGGTTTCGCCGGCCATGTAGATGTTGAACCCGAACAACACGTCCTTGACGACCTGGAGCACCTCGACGGTCATGCGTTACTTCTTGCTCTTCGCCGCCGCGGCCTTCTTGTCGTCGCCGGCCGCCGCCGTCTTGCTGTCGCCGGCGCTCTCGTCGGGGTGGTCGTCGTCGTGCCGCTCTTTGCGCCAGCCGTCTTTGAGCGCCTGGTCGTAGCCGGCGCGGTCGTCGACGCGCTGGGTCTCGCCGACGGTGCCGCTGCCGAGCGAGTCGGGGGCACCGCGATACATCAGCCGAGGGAATGCGAGGTCTTCGTGCGCCATGAATGTCTCTCCTCGAGAAAAAAGGCGGCGACCCGTCGCGGGCCGCCGCCGAGTCAATGCACTAGATCGCGACGCTGACGCCCATCGAGTAGGCGACGTAGGCTTCGCTGCCAGGCGTCACGTTGGTGATGACGATCATCAGTTCCTTCTGCTGCTGGAACACGATGGCCGCAGTGCCGCTGATCGTCGCGCCCGTGTTCACGGTGAGCGTGATCGAGCCGGCGCCGGCGCCGGTGTTGCGGATCAGGGTGCGGAAGCTGGTGCCGACCTGGCACCCGTTGATCGCGGCCACGAGGCTCGCGGCCGTCGGCAGCAAGTCCGCGCGCGCGCTCGACAGCGCATCGCGGAGGACGAGCCCGCTCAGGAGCTCGGCCGCGGTGAAGGTGACGGCCGCCGCCACCGCGTTGACGGTCGCGGTGCGCGTCTCATAGACGAGCGTCGAGAGCCGCGCGTAGTTGGTCGTGGGTCCGAAAGCAGTGATAGGCATGGTGTGTCCTTAGTTGACGGAGGCCGAGGCCTACGCCGCTCCCAGTAGCCGCACGGCGGCTTGCCCGGCCCAGAACTCCCCGAACCCGAACGGGCAGTCGAAGCGGGTCACGTATTTCATTTCTTTCGCGTCGAACTGCTGCACGTAGGAGATCGCGAGGCCCGTGGTCGGGTCGCGGCGCTGCGCGGTCTTGCAATCGCCGCCCGAGGGCGGGATCTTGAGCTTCACGCCGACGAGCGCGAAGGCATCCTTGCCGAGCATCAGGTTCTGCTTGCCGCTCTTGCCGTTCGGCGACGCGGTGCCGGGGAAGAGCGTCAGCACGGCCGCCGCAATCGGCAGCGCGTCGACGTTCTGATACGGCGAGCCGGGTCCGAACAGCGGCGGCGTGAAGGTCAGCGTGGCGAGTGAGGCGACCCCGACCGTCGCGGCCTGGATACTGAGCTCGCGCAGCCGCGCGTTGCTGCGCCGCGTCATGATGTTGACTTCGTTGACGGCCGCGATGTTGATGACGTCGCCCTTCTTGAACGTGTCGCCGGTCGTGCACG